GAGACCGCAAGGCTACCTCGGTCGCTCGATACGCCGGGTAGGTCACAGCCGACACGTCGAGCAGATCGACCGCGAGGAGGTCGCGCACCTGGCCGCCGCTCTCCTGTCGCCAGTTGTCGCGCCGGGTGATGAATCCGAAGGACATCTGGGAGAGATCACCACGCCGGATCTTCGGGACGATCCGCTGCACGTCCGGGTCGCTCGGGTCGAGGTCGGCATCAATGACGAGTCCCCGAGAGTCCTCCTTGAGACGCAGCGTTCCCGAGGTAGTGCGGGCCAGCGGGAGCCCTTCGTGGTTGAGCAGGAACCGCACGTCGGCACCCTGGGCCAAGCTGTCGCGGAATGCTCCCGGGCGGATGACCTCGCGGAATGTCCCATTGTTCCCCGGCAGTTGCTCAGACAACGAGTTGAAGACCGCCGCGTAACCCCGCAAGGTCAACTTGCCAGTCTCGCCCTCGGCCCGCAGTTCAAGCCCCTCGGCAATCAACGCTCGTTCTTCGCGTTCACTCACAGCACACCTCCCGAGAGAATGACCGAATCGCTTCCAAGTTCCACCCGCTTACTGTGTTCTCCACCATCGCTGGCAAGAGATCAGCAGTCGCCTTGCCTGCCACTTCGAGCAACGATTCCCGCCGCTGCCGGATGTGCTGTTCCACGATGCCAGCCGTATCGAGTTGCCGCCCGGTCGCCAGCGTGTACGCTCGCACGATGGGGCCGAGGGTCTCGACCAATGCCGAGCGATGATCCCCGTAGAACTCATCGAGCCACGCGAGAAACTTCGCGGGCTTCTTCGCCGCACTCATGGCTTGGAGTGCTTCTTTGTTGCTCAGCTTGCCCATGGCACCCGCGAGCACCTCCACGAATGCAGCCCGGATCTGCTCGTCCTGTGGAAGGTCTGTCTGGGCGTCCTGTGCTGCTGCGGTCTGGGTCGCAACTGGAGACGGTGTGGGTCTCGCCGTCATGGCCACCGAGATCGGCACCATGTTCCCATTGACCAGGTACGCATCACCTTCTTCACCGGGGATCGGGTCCATGCCTTCCTCATCTCGGATCTCGTTGGCACTCATCCACCCATTCTGCCGGGCGACAGCATACGCCGCGTATCGGCTTTGGCGATCTGCCAGTGACAGGTCGTCAATGTCTAGCTCGGTGTAGTGCGTCGCCTTCTCCGTCCCGGTCAGCAGCCGCCGTTGGGCCTCCTGCTCCATCGCCACCGTGATTGGCCTGATCGTATACGTCAAGTACTCCAGCGACTGGTGCTCAATGTTGCCGAATGTCGCCCGCGACAGATCACGCAGAAGGTGCGGGGGAAGATTGAACCAGCGGGCCACCTCGGTCAGTTGAAACTGCCGCTGCTCGATGAGTTGCGTATCGGTCGCACTCATCTGGATAGCCTGGAACTCCATGCCTTCCTGGAGAACAGCGATTCGCCCGGCGTTGTTCGCTCCCCTGTGCAGGGCCTCCCACTCGCTCCGCATGTTCGCCCGAGCAGCATCGGTGAGCTTGTTCGGGTGTCGCAGAATCCCGCCAGGTTGTGCGCCATTGGCGAACGAACTCGCCGAGTACTTCTCGATGCCGAGCGTAAGCCCAATCGAGTCCTTCGCCCGATGCACCAGCCCACGACCCACCACCCCGTCTCCAGCCATCAGCGGGACATGATAGATGTTGGCCGCTGGCAACTCCGCCTCAATCTGCCCCGTCTCATTGCGGACGCGGTACATCAGCCCGCCGCCGTTCCTGTGGATCTCGACTCGCCCGGGGTGAATCGGCCACAGCGACACGGGCCGACCTGCTCCGTCACGCTCGATCTCGGCGATCATGTTCCCATGCAGGTAGTAGCTCGTCAGCATCGCCACCCGCCAGGAGAAGGCCGTCATCTCGGGATTCGGCTCACGGTCAAGCAGGTACGCCAGCGGATGGTCGTAGAGCTCGACATCAGATTCCCCGCGTCGCTCGTAGACTTCCCACTGAATCTGTCCGATGGTCTCGGCGATGATGCGGATGGCCGCGAACACCGCCGACGATGTAAGCACCGTCAATTCGTTGACCGGCACCCCAGCAGCAGATCGGGACAGCAGTGCGTCGGCCACCTGCTGCGGCATCGCACGCGAAGACGGCGCGATCCACTGGGCAAGACTCCGACGGACATTCGCCAGCATCGTCATAGCAACAGGCTCCCCGAAGTCTCGTAAACCGACCCGCTCTGCATCTCCGCCATCGCCAGCCCCAGCGACATGATCGTCGTTACCACTCCGTCAATCTTGTCCGCCGATCTGTGTTTGCTCGGCCTGATGTTGTCATTGTTATCCCTGAACGCCGCGACGTTGCCCACCATCCACCGCAGCACCGGGTCGCCATCGTGCCGAATCGTTGCATTCCCGACCCTGCGTTCGAATTCCTTCGACGGTGCAGCGAACGAGCCGATATTCTGGCGGAATTCTCGCAGTTTGTCCTCGGGAAAGCCAGACTGAACCAGCATCTGTGCCATTGCTCGGGCCGGTCCCCACGGGTCGTAGGCGAGCACCTGCAACTCAAACCGTTCCATCAGTTCAATGATGTCATCGACGATGACGCGATAGTCTGTTACGTCGCCCTCGGTCTGTCGTATCAAGCCCTGCTTGCCCCAGTTCTCGACGGTCACGCGATCCGCCCGGGCCTTGATGTCTCGGGGTGTCTGCGGCATCCAGTACTTGTTAAAGACGTGGTAGTCCTGCTCACGCCGGAACAGCAGCGAGAGGGAGTTGATATCTCGCGTCGATGCCAAGTCCAGCGAAGCCCAGCACGGCTCGCCCGCGAACTCATCGAGGGTGATGTCTGACTGGCACTTATCCCACGCATCTAGCTGAATCCAGCGGATGGCCTGCTGGGTCCACTGATTGAGGTAGAGATTGCGGAAGACGTTTTCGTGGGCCGGATTGTGCTGTGCCGCTGTGCATTCCTCACGGAGGAACTCCAGACTCACAGACACCCCGAGATTGGGGTTCGCTTTCTTCCAGACCTCCTCGCTCTTCCAGTCGTCTTTTTCATCGGCACCGAAGATGACGGCGTAGAACGTCGGGTCCGCTTCAGGATTCGCGATTGCTGCCTTCGCCCGCTGGTGCATCTCCCAGCAGATCGAGGAGCGATCATGCCCCGCCGTCGTGATGGCCACCACGAGGGGTTGCCGTCGAGCACCGCGCCCCGACAGCATTGCGTCCCAGAGGAGACGATTGGGCTGAACGTGCAACTCGTCAAAGATGATGCCGTGGGGGCTGAGACCGTGGCCCTTGTAGTCGTCCGCTGAGCACGCCTCGTACCACCCGCCGTTCGCTCTAGCCCTGATCTGGTACTGCCGCAACTCCGCCTTCTCTTTGAGTGGTGCCGATCCGCGCTCGACCATCGCCCGGGCCGCGTTGAACACGATGCGTGCCTGGTCACGGTCCCCAGCACATGAGTAGACCTGCGGTCGTTGTTCCTTGTCGCACAGCAGCAGGTACAAAGCGATACCCGCCGCGAAACTCGACTTGCCGTTCTTTCGAGGGACTTCGATGTAGGCGATGCGATATCGACGCGTGCCATCGTCACGCAACCACCCGAACACATCGCGGACAATCTTTCGCTGCCACTGCTCCAGCGCGAACGGCGTGCCTGCTTTCTCCCCCTCCACGAAGGTCAGCAACTGAGAGAAGAATCGTTCCGCTCTGTCGGCGGTGTCGTTGCAGAATCGGTACGCCATCAGTCGAGCAGGTCGGCCCCTGGGTGTTGGACGGTGATTGTCGTGACGTTCTTCTCGCCCTCGTTGTTCTGCCCGTTCATCGACACCAGCAACTTCGCTGCGTTGATTCGGTCGCGGTCATTGCGTTTCTCGTCTGCCGCAATCTGGGCAATGCGTGTCGGCAAGTGCTGAAACACTGACTCGGGAATCTGCCATTTCTTCCGAATCGCCATCTGCACGAGTCGCAGGTCTTGCGATGTGTTCCGCTCGTCAATCAAGTCACCGGGCATCCCTCACCGCCTTTCGTCCTGTCAGTGTCTCCCACCGCTTCACGATCACGTCGCAATACTGCGGGCTGATCTCCATTCCGTAGCACTTCCGGCCCAGTTGCTCAGCGGCGATCAGCGTGGTGCCAGAGCCACAGAACGGCTCGTAAACGTTGCCGGGCCAGCATTGCATGCCAAACGAAGGAAGTGCAACGGGAAATATTGCTGGATGCTTACACTCCGGCCCCCTCGCCATATGCCGTGTTACTCTCACGACCGAGTCTGGTATTTTCGTTTGTTGATACTGTGAGTCTGGTGATGACATGCCGGATGTGTGTCCATCCTTACCTCGCAGTCCAGTCCCGCCT